CTCCGTGTTACGGGGTTATCAATCCCTCCACCTCGCGGTTAACTTGTTAGGTCAACCTAAGGAGATAAATCCTCGCTTAAAGCCAAGGACCTAGATCTGTCCACTGATGCACCAAGCTCCGGGCATGAAGCCTTAACTTCACCTTCCCACGAAGACTGTAAGCGTTTCCACTTACAGTAGATCGAGGTAGGCGACGGAACTTGAGACGGTCTCCAAGGATGGAAGCCGAAAGGCAACCATCATTAGTTGACGTATTGCGAAGTCGGTCTAGTAATAGGCCGACCTCTTCGGAAGTGGATGTCAATCCAACTTCAGTAACGTGCCTGCAGAAGAAACCTTCTAACAGGTTACGCGCACGGCTAGGAGTGGCCTCATCGAAGTTACTGATGAAGCCACCGTCCCCGAGGGAATTGTCTATCCTAAGACGATAAGGCTTAGGCAGACAGTTTACCAAGAGGTTCCAACACTTAAGTAGCTTCGAATCACACCCGTAACCTAAGTTCCGAGTGTGAGCCTGGCGACGAATAGCGTTGGCTAGACGATACACCTGTAAAGGTGTGCGAACCATTTCCCTAAGGAAAATGGGCTTAACGTCAACTCCATCAAACCAATAGGCACCACAGGATTCACGAAAGTATCCATGGGTAAAGCTTTTTCCCATGTTTACAATGAATCCAAGGTATCTACTGAATGATGAAAAGAGCTCGAAACATGGAGATGGTAATATAACATCATCCCCATAAACACTCACCATCGAACTATTGTAGCCCATGCTTTCGCAAACACAGGCTGCAGCAGCGAAGAAGATGAGTGATTCGAGTTCGAAGGTAAAACCGTTCCCCATTGATGAAAATTTCTCATGGAGAAACGACTTACCTTCGATGGAACCGAAATGAGATCGACATGCATCGAGAAGGAGAAACCAATCGGGGGGTAAAAGCTCCTCGACAAGCTTCTTCGAGATGCTATCTGAAGCAGATGAGAAGTCAACGGTCGCGTAGAAGGGAGATTCACTTCCCAACTTAGCGAGCCATTGGTTCCTACTCTGTTCAGATAGATCGATCCCGTGCCTCCTAAGTTTTCGCCGAATGACCTTGCCAATGCCTAACTGAAACCAGAGATTTAATCCTGGCTCAATAGCAATGACTCGGTCAGTCTTGGAATTCTTAGGAACAGTGACAACTACGTTCCCAACCTCAAAGACGGGAAAAGAGCTATTTTTACGTAGCTCCGCTCCCCAGAGAGGGTATGCAAGTTCGAAGATCCCAGTGCGGTCTGAGCTCTCAGAATCAAACATGAGGGAATACAGATCTCGCGTGATTCCAACTTCGTGTTGGAATTTATTGGTTGCCGAAACGTTAGAACCCTTTAAGAGGGTACTAACGCCAGGTCCCCAATTGGATCGTTCTAGAACCTCTTCAATTGGACAGACGCCCAAAACCTGACTAATTTTCTGCCTCATTGCGTTAAGCAGTGAGACACTTGCCCAGTTGGAAAGCTGGTCAAGAGCCGGATTTCGGAATCGTCTGTTTGTCTCCTTGCAGAGGTTTTCCATTTCGGAAAACTTGCTCAAAGCCACGGCTTTTCGATCGATTTCAACCTTAAGAAAGGAATTCTTCGACAGAAATTTAGTAGCTTGATAGGCGTCTCGAAACTCCGAAGGATCATTATAATCCAACGGGTTGATGTCCAAGTTCACAAGCTGATCAAATTCTCCATTTTCATAGAGAATAAGACAGGCGAGGGAACGAGGGCAATCGAGAGACTTGAAGTATTCTCGAACTACCGAGTGCGTCAGTTTCTCGGGAACGCGAAAAGTTGAAATCTCTCTCACGAGAGACTTCTTACCTTGCTTCTCAGAATGCATGGTAAGGTCCTTTCCGGGGTATGACCCCCGTTAGAAAGTGTTCACGCCCGTATTAGTAGGGCGTTTCGAAATCAGCAATGGCAAGCGGGAGCGGAGAGGCCGTATCGACTACGGGATCTCCATCCGATGCTTGCACTTGCTGAGAAAGAATCGAAAGCACGAGCGAGCGGAGAGTATTCCTCTCCGCGAGCGTCGAGCGTTCCGGGAACACCATCTCCAACTGCGCGAGACACTCGTACGCCTTCGAGGGCGCCGGCTGTATGCCGGTACTCGTAGAAGGCGCCGTAACGTCTGCAGTCGGAAGGACCAACTTCGTCACAATGCGGCAGACCTTACTCCCCGCAGAGGGGAGTTTGACTGACACAGTGAGACTGGGATACAGAAGGGGGATTCCCCCGCTCCTGTCGGCCCATTTCGCGACCCCAGGTTGGACGAAACCGACCGGGGAGTACGAAACCGACCCCACAGATGAAGCACTGGCCGCAATGGCCGATACGACATTCGTGGAGAGGGTGACGGCAGCTATTGCTGTCATGCTATTCCTTCAAGGAAGTGAAACGTTATCATTTCCGACCAAATGTGGAAATGAGAAGCGCAAGCAGGTTCGCCATATGCTCTGGACTAACTGGGTTTTTAAACTCAGGTAGAGCCGGAGATGGAAAACTCCCTTGTGGGGCGCGCTGAATATGTACCGAATGATACGTCAACCACTGAGAAGACTCAGTTTTGAGTATCGTTTGGCCATTATTGAGCGTGAGCGTGCGTCCAGCTTTCGTACCGTCCTGGAAGTTTTCCCAGCAGGTGGTTTTAGCACCTTTCTGGTACTGCAAACCGGCTACAGCATCCCAAGATGAGATGAAGTTACCGATCGGCAGAAACCAGTCCACTACGAAAGACCAGGGGAGCAATTCCCAAGCAACTAAAGCGGGGTTGGTAATCCCACCTTCGCTGAGAGTTTTCAAAAACTCATTGGGAACGGCGTAATACAGAGTGAATTTCACACT